GACGAATCGGACGGGACTGCTTGGAATCGAACCTCGCAGACGAAACCCCGTTGCCCTCTACCAAGAGGACATCCAACCAGCGGTTGGCAACCGCACTCCTGGCCCTACTGACCACACGACCAACTACCTCACAGTAGCGGCCGCTCGACCTGTCACCAGGCCGAAGACGCCCCACCACCCATACTCAGCCCCCACGGAACATAGCGGGACAAGGGAAGCATTGCCACTTCCAGACCTTTCAACAGAGCGTGATGTTCTAGCCTCTACAAACGAGAGGACGTGACGTCCAGCGTTCGGGTAACACCGCAGGAGCGGGCTTTGACAAATACCAGCGAGCGAGAAGCAAGCTGGTCCACCTCCACCCACACCCCCTCTCCACGGCTCCAACGAACCCGCCCGAAAACGGATTCGTTACTTCTCCGATAGACCCAGGCCCACAACTGGGAGCGGGTTAGGCCTAGCATCCTCCTGACCCGAGAGCCAGCAAGGACGCCCAGACCATAAGGGCTACACCCATCGCGAATGTAATCCAAAATGGCCTGCTCAGTGAAGTCAGAAGGATCAAAGGATGAGCACCAAGCATGTGAAACACATGCCCAGCCCCACTCGCGTTCCCAATACTTACGATCCTCGAGAGAAACGCAAGAACGAGAGACGCGTGCCCATCCTTTCGGAAGTTCCCCCCTCGCAAACTGGGGGATAGGTCTCTCCTCTACTTGTTCAAGGTAGAAGAGCTCCCTATGCCACATCCCAGAGGAATGCAGCAACTTCCGATCCACGGCTAATCCTAACCCTCTTGTTAGTGAGCGCCTACTCGCAAGAATAGGCTTCTGGTTAAAGTCGACAAAGGCCTCCCGAACAAGAGACCTCCGCTCACGACCATAACCAGCACAGGCTGAATAGAAACGTCCATTCAGCGACTGAATCAACTCACTAAGACCGGCCTGCTTGAAAAGAGCAGAACTCCTCACAAAACCCACCAATTTGGGACGACCGGAAGTTGCCCAAAAAGGTGTCGAGTTCAAGGTAAATGCACGGGAGTGCATCAACGTTTTACCTTTACTCAAGGTCAATCCGCCCTTAGCTACATTACGCTCCCAAGTTAAAGTTTCCTCGGGTGTCGCACGAAAAACGATGTCATCGCCATTTATCCGAACCGGTACAGACCGACGGATAGAATACCGAAACGTAATGTAGTTTACCAGGCACAAAAGAGGGAAAGAGGTTAGCTGTCCCATGAGTTGCCCACGAGCTTGTACAAACTCGCGATCCGAACCATCATAAGTCAAGACAGAACTATATGAAGAACGGACATGCGCGGCGATCCCTTGGGGGACGCTCTCCGCACGCATAAGCAACTCGTCCAAAATTGCAACTTGGAGATCAGAATTCAAATTGTCAGTAGCGCTTTCGTAATCGCCACTCACAAAGATTTCACCCGGAGTAACGGTAAAATCTTTGAAATTATTCTGCTTTGCATCTCCACGGAGCAACCAAGGAAAACGGGAAAGGTGAGAGTAAATGGCCTTGTGTAAAGGACGGAGCGCATTATCAATCCGAGGAGGAATTGATATGACCCGCCATTTACCACCTGTCTCAATGGCCTTTACTCTAGAAACCCCGCGGGGAGCTGGAAGCACAGAATCAAGAACATAATCGCAAAACTCAGTGCGATCCCATCTCAATTCAGCTTCCCAACCTCGACTCCCTCCTGAGCCTCTCGACGCCTCAGCGCAAGCTTTGACGGGAAGGCTCGATGCCAAACAATGCCCAACGTAACTCTTGTCCCACCCGAAGGGAAACAACTTCCGAACCTGCTTTATTGCAAAGTCTTTGAAAGCAGGATCGGGAGCCTCCTGAGGAGAGGCAAGCCGCGTTACATACTGTTCGACGCGAGGTTTCTCCTTTGGAATAACCTTCCGAAAGAGAAATAGAGAATGCGCAAACCCAAAACGGGACTGCGCAGAAAGTCCGCGAACAACAGACCTCCAGGGATGTGTACCGTCCCCCTCAATAAGCCCTGAACAGAACTTATTGAGATTGCCGCAATCGGTGAACGTATGTCGACTTAATGAAACCCCATAAAGGGATTCAAGAAGCGCAACAAAACGTTCAAACCGACCGAGAACGGTAGGTGGAAGTGAACCAGTGAAACGTTTAACCGTTTTACTCACTGATACCCGTGTCATGAAATGCGAAATTTCATGTGAACCAGGATTT